TAATTCTCCCGTTGCGAATATTAATCTATTCGCAATTTTACAATTACATTATAGCATACTATTAATTTTTATGTAGTTAATTAGAGATTTTTTCTCTTTTATTCTTATTTTCTATAGTATTTTTTGTCTGTACTTTAGTTGTCTGTGGATTATTCTCAGTTCCATTGTTTTGAACTTCACCACCCGGAGTACTTGGAGTAGGGCTAAATGGTCTAGGAGCAAACTCGCCAAGTTCTTTTTCTTTCAGAACTTTATTTTCTTGTTCTTTTAATTCCATTTCATCATTGAAGCTGTAGCCAAAATACTTAGAATAAGTAGAGCGTGAAATATTTCCAGTGTCATAGAGGTCTTTCAAGGCGGCAGTATAAGCACTAAACTCTACAAGATTTAGTGGAGCAAATTCTACATTAGGGGTTGTTTTGAAATTGTTTCTATTTGAAACCTCATAACAAATATCCTTTATAACGCTTAGAATTTTACTTCTTAAATTCTCCATAGTTTTTTGTGGAGAGAATAAGGCTAGCTCATTATTACCACCTGTAGCACTACGCTCAGTTTCGCCCACAATTAGAATCTGTGGTAAGCCTAGCGCATAGATAATGTCTCTATTTACTGAAGAGTATTTAGTCTCGTCTAGCAAGGCTGTAGTATCTGGAAATACCCAAGATACATCCAATGTATGGGGAGCAAATAACTGGAAAACTTTTTCAACGGACTTGCCATTTGAATTTCTCCAAAGCATTTGACTCTTAATGTAATCGAATACATCTTCATCATCTTCTGTAACAGGATACTCATCATTACCAAGCTTGAATAATTGAATGGCAGTAATAACTCTAGAAGCAATAGAATAATCCATTCTTCTTAGGTTTCTTTTATGCTTCAAAGATTCTAATGCTGGATATAAATACGGAGTGGGATAGGGGCAGTTAGATAAAACTCGGCGTCTAAAGATTAGCTCATTTTCTAGCTTAATCTTTCTTTCACCATGCTCTACCTGAGATACAAAGGCTGGATAAAGAGTTTCCAACTGAATGTATAGTTCTGTATCTACAGTTCCATCCTTGTAGCGTCCTTTATTTCTTATGAAGTAAATAATCTCATCTGGTATCTCTACAAAATAAGAAACCTCAGAACCCAGTAAGGAATAATTAATTGTGATTGTACCAGAATCTCTTAGCCACATAGAGCTAGGAAGAATCAAGGTATCATATTTTTTAATGCCAAGCCTTTTAATTTTATCTTTTGGAACTGAAGTATAATCAATCTCTGGAATTACTAAACCAGAGACCATATACTCCAAGGCCATTTCCTCAGCAAACTCTTTTAGCTTTGGAGCAAGCGCAGTAAAAACTCTAATTTCATTATCTGATAAGCCGTTCTTCTCAAAGATGAATTCATTGATAGCAATATCCACAATCTTATTGATTACTGAAGAAGCAATGGGGTCTTTCCTGTAGAAAAATCTACAGTCATCCACAACTTCTTTGTACTTCTTACTTGTAGAAATATCCATCTTATCAACATCTTCAGGAGTCCAAGCGTTACCATCGGTTGATACCGGAGTAATGAAAGCAGATATGGCATTAAATTGTTTTATAGTATTTGACTTGATTTCGTCTGTCATTTTAACCTAACCATTTTACTTTGAATAAACTGGTGCTTTTCTTTTTCTGCTTTATAAATTCTGTCTGTAAATAGTAAGCAAGCGCAAGAACTAATAAAGCAGAAGTAAAGTGGTCTGCACCTTTCTTACCACCTTTCTCAGTAATCGTTCTATAGGCAATGTCGCCGTTTACGCTTTTAGTATAAGTCATTCTTTCTAGCTCTGAAATAGTTTCTAAGTCAGTGCTTGAAAAAACAATCTTATGATTTGTAACCATTTCCTGTAATACAGAAACGGCTAACGGTTTTGCTCTTGATTTTAATTCCTTACCATCCGCATCCACACCAATAACAATACTGGTAGAGAAGTCGATAGGAATTAATCTTTTACTATAATCTTTATGGGCATATTCTATATCGTCAGTAAGATGCTGAACTACAGAAATACCCTGCCCACCAGCACCTTTATCAATACCTAAAAACAGTGGGGAAAATTTTGTATCCAGATAGTCAATAAGTTTTTCTTGAATAGGATAAGAAACTTTTGACATTTCTATCTTAGCAAAAAACTTTAGTCTATCATAGTCATCAATAGTCATTATGAAAATTGCTGTAGGCTCTGTATAGCCTAAGTCAATCCCAATAACTGTATCTGCATTTTTTTCTACACCGGGAAGTAGTGCCAGCTTTGTTTTATAGAAATCCAAATCATTCGACCCCTCCGCCCCATTTATAGTTAATCTATAAACAGGATTTTGAGAAACCTGCATTGTACCTCTATCAAACAAAGAGAACACAGGCTTACCATGTTCTGCCAGCCATAGATGAATAAAATCATCTGAATCTTCCCCACCATAATCTTCAATAGCTTTTAATCTATCTTCTTTAGTCAATCTCGGATTCATATCCGAACTGACTCTGTGTTTTGAGTAACTTGAATTTACACTATCACAGTGATAGCAAACTGACTTCTCACGCCGCCCATCAGGTACACCAGCAACCATCAGTCTAAATCCGGGAGTAAATGTATTTATTGTCGGCTGTAATTCAATCCACGAACCCCAAGGCTGATAGCCGGATTCGTCTACAATAAAAAATGGGGTATGTAGGCCAACGACATTTGCACCAGTACCAGTAGTACCCGCAATTCTAGCCATCAGAACCGCCCCATTTAACAATGTAATTACATGGTCTCCATTATTAATGCCCGTATTTGGAGAGATGAACTGTTTCATTAAAGAGTTTACTCTAAGGGTTGTTTGAAGTCCCGCCCATACCGGCTCTAGATGTACTTTGTTTGGAACAAAGTACACGATATAATCTCCCTGAAATAACCGATTTACTAATATCCATAGAAGTAATCCTACCAGTGAAAAAGTTTTACCACTTGCGCGTCCAGCCATAATTGAAACATAGCTGGAGAAATCACATACAAATTGTTTCTGATACCAAGTTAACTCAATCGGCTCATTATTTTCATCTAAGTCATAATTATACATAAACTCAATAAATAGAACGGGATTTCTAAATATTTCGTGTAAGTATAAGTCATCTAATTGAGTTGCCTTTTCTTGAATAGCCATTATTAATCAATAACCTTAAAAATTTCATTAAATATATTTGTAGCAATTCGTTTCCAAGAAAATTTATCTACTATTTCTTTAATGGACTCTGAATCTAATTCTCTATAATCAGATTTGAAAATTGCTTCTAACTGTCCTACAATATCTTTATCCATTTCGATAAACTTACCAAAGCCTTCATACCACCTATAAGTATGTAGGTTTGGAATAAGCGGGACTGCACCACAAAATGCCCCTTCAATTCCCATCATTTCAAATCCCTCATTCTCTCTCAGGCATCCAATATACTTGGAACGATTTAGCATAGTTCTAAAGTCATCATCATTCATATAATTAAGAAAGTGATAATTATTTCCCCATCGAAAGTTTTCCCCTGTATGAAACATATAGCTTCCTGTACCAACACAGGCATCATAAATTTCCCGTAATTTCTCTGTCTCAGCTACATGACCTGTTGCAAAAATTGTTACATCCTTACTTCTACCATCTCTATAAAACAATGAAGGCTCTGCTCCCCAAGGAGTTGAGAAATGATTGAAATTCTTATCTGAGTAATCATGCAAGTCATGGAACGAAACTGTTAGTATTGATTTCTCCCATAGTTTTTCCCACTCATTAATCTTTATTTGTGTAGTAAAAACACAATGCTGGAATATAACAGCATTTTTTATATTCTTTGCTTTCTCATATTCTTCACCACCAACAACATGAATAATTGTAGCTTCCGCTTCTTCTGGTCTAACCCACTCCACAAAGGTAAGTGAGTGCGCTCTAAGAGCATTGCTAATTCTTTTAAATGCTACCCCAAATCTAGGGTCTAATATTTCAGCTAGTTTGTATTTTCTTTCACCCATTTAGAATAGTCCTTCCATGAAGCAAAGTCTGTATAAGAACCTAGAAAGTACATTCCACAAGTTGTACAATCATTAGAATTAAAATCATTAAATGCTTCAGCTAAATCTTTATAATTTTTTGTAAATAAAGAGTGTGTAAAATGTGCATCCCATGATGCCACACCCCAAGCCTTATATTTATCTACTGAATCTGGAAGCTGTGGTTTATCTACAACAGTCCATGTAGTAGTTCGTGTTATATTTATAAAGTCTCCAGTACTAAAATTATAGTGTGGTACTGTAAGAAGAACACCATCCCGCTCACCAATATTATTAATTATACCGAATCTACTTGGGGTGTTAGTGTAAAAATAACCTAAGTTTAAATTATAAATAGAATCGTACCCTATAGTTTTTATACTTGCATCACCAAAAGCTGTCTCTGAAATAACAGTATCCGGCATAGCAAAATATATTCTACTATCTATGGCTGTATTTACCGCAAGCTTTATAGCATCTAATAGCCCATCAGGTTTATATTGAATAACAAATCTTATATTAAGATTCTTATATTTTCCTTTTCTAAAATGCTCAACATGTGCTTGTATCTTTGTGGGTGAACTCACAATTATTATTTCACTAACAAGACTTTTCTTTAGTGCATCTATTGCAGAATCTATAACCCACCTGTTTTCTCCAATAGGTAAAAGCTCTTTGAATGTTCCATTCCATCTTGAAGATACACCTGCGGCTGGAAGAACCCCGACTTCATTTTCAATAGTTTTGTATCTAAATGGCTCAATTCTTATATTATCCATTTATCTCTCCCTACTAATATCTTTGGAAAGTGTTGCTTCCATTTCCCAAACATATACTTTATTTTGTTACCATATGTTCCATCATCACCCGATGAAGAACCATAATGAGTTACACCTATATAATCAGCATCAATAACTTTGAAACCATGATACTTTGCTCTTAAAGCATATTCAGATTCTTCATGCCAAAACTTTCCAAAGTAGGGGTCTAACTCACCAATAGCATTTACTACTGCACGAGAGAACATAAAACAATACCCCTGACCAACATCACACTCAGCACCACGACCCTTACATTCCCAAAAAGTTCCGGGTGTATCTACATTTATATATGACCCTGTTTGTGAAACAACTCCGACTGAAGGGTCATTAAAATATTGTAACATACGCTGTAACCAATCTAAATTATGTTCCACTTCAGGAATATGTTGTTTTTCTTCTGATACATAAGCATCATCATCAAAGAATAATAAATAATCGCCTTTGGATAATTCAATGCCTTTATTTCTACCCGGAGTTACACCAGTATTAGTATCAAATCTATAAATAGTTTTTTCATGGTCAATACTATTAACGTAATTAACTACTTCATCATTAGATGCTTGTAGAACAAATATAAACTCAAACTCGGATACAGTATTAGTAAGTATAGTTTCTACTGCCCGCTTTAGCATGTCCAATCTATTTTGACACAGGATAATTATTGATACCATTACTTCCTCTTTAAATAACCATTAATATTAAATGATATTAAGAACTTCTCTCTGTCTCTATCTTGGATAAAGTCATTATTACCGCGCATGAATTCTTCGATAGCTTCAAACGGCCCAGGCCCCCAATCTAATCTAACTGGATGCCCATTAAGGTTTGTATCCTCAACAATAAGATAGCCACCAGATTTTATAAGCTGTGAATAAAGCTTCATTTCTGTTAATACATGATTTTTTTCATGACATGAATCTAATATAACAATAGTCTTTTTACCTTCTGCTAGTTTAGACATATATTCAAAAGTATCTTGGTCTATAGAACTTCCAGTATAATATTCAATATCATCCTGTCTAAGAGCTATTGCACCACTATCAATATCTATTGTTACAAAATGGGTATCT